ACCTACTAAAAACATAAGTAAAAGGTCGTTCCCGGACAACTATACATTCCAAGTATCAACAACGCCGGCGCCTTATATGGTAAAACATGTGTCTTTTTCGCTTGCCGGTAGTCAAATAAATACCCAGCTATGGGCTGAAATAGATGTATCAGATATGAATGAGCAATGTTATATATTTGCTTATGCTAATGCGAGTGCAGAGAAAACTGACTCAATAGCACAGGCAGAATGCGTAATAAATTATATAGAATTCATAAACTAGCACTTCATAGCGGGGTGCTTTTTTAATGCAGAAATAACTAAGAGAAAGGATTAAGTTATGTTAGTAGAAATTATAGGCAGTAAAAATGAAGAAAGAGTTGTTACATCTAGCAGAAATATAGCTAAAAGATTTGATAAAAGGCATGCGGATGTTTTGAGAGCTATTGACAACCTTGAATGTAGTTATGAATTCACTCAACGCAATTTTGCGTTAAGTAGTTATAAGGATGAGAGCGGAAAAACTAATAAAGAATTTCTAATAACGAAAGACGGTTTTGTTATGCTTGCTATGGGATTTACGGGTGAAAAAGCATCTCAATTTAAAGAAATGTATATAAATGCCTTTAATTCTATGGAGAAGGAGCTTAAAAGAATATATACAGAACGCCAACAGTGGGTAATCGAAAGAGAAAAAGGCAAGCTTGTAAGGCATATTCTGACAGACACTATCAAAATGAAAATAGCTGACAGTCCTAATAAAAAGTTCATGTATCCAAACTATACGAAGCTTATATATAAATTATTATTCAATAAAACCTTTGCTGAACTTAAAGAGCAATATGGCATTAAAGGCAAAGAAAGTCTTAGAGACTATCTTACAAGTGAAGAGTTAAAAGAACTTGAGGATATGGAAATGCTTATATCTTCACTTATAGGATTAGGCTGGAGCTATGAGCAGATTAAAAACTTTGTAACACAAGAACATACAAAAAGATTAGCAAGTTAAGAAAGGAGCTATATGAAAGTAATATTTGACGAGAAGGGAAACATATACCATCAGATGATGGATGTTGCCCCAGATCCAAGCGGAGCACTGAAGTTTATTAAAGTAGATGTGCCTATCGGGAAAAATCTGGTTAGGCTCGATGTAGATGGAGATAAAATTGAGCCAATCTATATTGATAGACCTTTAACACCGGAAGAGGAACTTAAAAAAGAATTTGAGGAAAAAATAAAAGTACTTGAGAGTAATCAAGAAAAACTTGAAAACAGGCAGCAAACAACCGACTTGGCTCTAGTAGAGTTAAGTACAAATCTAATGTCTTAGGAAAGGAGTATATATGGACCATTTATTTGAAGTAATAGCTAATCTGATAATTGATGGAGTATATAGGTTTAGCCAAGTAATAGCAAAGCTAAAAGCAGGAGTTGCAAGGAAGTTAAAGGAAAAAGGCAGAGAAGATTTGGCAACTGATAGCGATGCGAAAAAGAAGGAGGATAAATAAAAGTGAAGAACATAATAGAGATTATAGCAGGGGGTATAGGAGGTTTGATGATTTCGTTGTTAGGTGGTTTTGATATGGCTTTAAGGACATTATTGGTTTTTATGACCATAGATTATGTGATGGGTATGACCGTTGCAGGCATATTTCATAAAAGCAAGAAGAGCGAGCATGGCTCTTTAAGCTCTGTAGCCGGTTGGAAAGGTATTGTGAAAAAGATTGCCACAATATGCATGATAGTGATTGCTTTCCATTTGGATAAAGTTCTTAATATTAATTACATAAGAAATGCTGTTTGCATGACATTTATAGTGAACGAAGGGCTAAGTATATTAGAAAATTATTCGTTAATGGGCGGTACCGGAACGGAAGTATTAAAGAAAGCGCTGGATGTATTAAAGGCTAAAAAGGACGATACAACTTCTTAAGAATAGACTTTATTGTTAGAGTGATAGAGAGTATAAAACTATGCAAATGCCCCAGACTAAACGATTTATGGGTATAAGAAAGGATAATATATGAAAAAGGTATTTATAAGTCAACCTATGAAAAATCTATCAGACACAGAGATTAAAGAAAAAAGAAGAGCAATCAAAGAGACAATTAAAAGAGACTATGGTGATGTAGAGTTTATAGATAGCTATTTTGAGGGGGCTCCAGCAAGCGCTAAACCGCTATGGTTTTTAGCAAAATCTTTAGAACTTTTATCAACAGCTGATATGGCATTTTTTGCAAATGATTGGGAGTCTGCAAGAGGCTGTAGGATAGAGCATATTGCAGCAGAAGAGTATGAAATAGAAATTATAAAGGAGTAAGTATGTTACAAAACAACACAGACCCTAATATCCTACAGCTAATCGAGATAGCAAGAGCCGAAGTAGGATATATGGAGAAGAAAAATGCCAACAACCTTGATGATAAGAATGCCAATGCAGGGCAAAACAATTATACAAAGTATGCGAGAGACTTATACCCTCATTTACAAGGTCAACCTTGGTGCGATATGTTCGTTGACTGGTGCTTTGTTAAGGCTTTTGGAAAGGCTCAAACTTTAAAACTTACAGGTCCCTTTAGTGCATACACCCCAAGTTCCGCACAGTGGTTTAAAGATAAGGGTCAGTGGCATAGCAGACCTAAGGTAGGAGATTTGATATTTTTCAAAAACAGTGTTCGTATCTGTCATATAGGCTTGGTATATAAGGTTTCAGGAAATGTTGTATATACCATAGAGGGTAATACCTCTCTCGGATCACAGGTGATTCCAAACGGCGGAAGTGTGTGTTATAAACAATATGATGTAGATAATTCACGCATAGCCGGATATGGCAGACCAAATTACAGCTTGCTTAAAAGTAAGAGCAGGTATGAAGTAGGTTGGAACAGAGATGACAGAGGTTGGTGGTATGCAGATACCGGAAACAGCTATATAAAGTCAAGCTGGAAGGTAATAAATAACCACTGGTACTATTTTGGTGAAGACGGATATGCGGTAACCGGATTGCAAGTAATAGATGGAAAGAGGTATATATTTGACAATACTATAAACGGTGAGTTTGAGTGTTGCATGTTAAGGACTGATGAGAGCGGTGCTTTGAGTGTAGCTACTGTATAGATATAAAAGGCTGCTAATTTTAATTCTTAGCAGCCTAAATTTAATGTTTTTTATTTTTCTTTCTTTGTTCTAATACTTTCTGTACTTTATCAAAAATGTTTAATGGTACGATGCTTTCGTGTGAACCATGTTTTTCACTTGTAAGGTACTTTATGTATCCGGCATAGAGTTTGTTCTTAAGTATTACTTTCACTGAATTAGCACTGAAAGCCCTGCCCCTTTTGCCTTTATACCCTGCACGATTAAGTATTCGTGCAGTTTCAGATAAACTTTGTGTTTCTATGTAAGAATTGAAGCACAATTCAATACATTCAGCTTCTTTTTTTATTATCTGCAATTTGCCATTTTTCTTGATATACCCCTTCATATACGATGGAGTATATTTGTTTTGCTCGAATTTTTCATTCAAAGCAAAACTTACTCTCTCACTTGTAAGCTCTCGTTCTAGTTGAGCGAAAACCCCTAGAATACCTATTGTTGCCCGCCCGAAGGGCGTTGATGTATCAAATGCTTCAGTATATGAAACTAAATCAATGTTGAGTTGATTTAGCCTGTATACTGTTTGATACAGGTCAGATACACTTCTTGTGAATCTACTTAAAGCCCAAAAGAGCACCACATCAAATTTCTTTTCTTCTGCATCTTGCATGAGGATTTGAATTGCAGGTCTGTGGACCATATCTTTTGCGCTTATGCCCTCATCTGCATAAAGCTTATAAATAGTATAATTTTTATCTAAACAGTACTTTTTTAAAGTCCTTTCTTGAGCAGCTAAAGAGTAGCCATCCCTTGCTTGATCAAGTGAAGATACCCGGATGTATATTGCAACTTTCTTACTCATATGATAGAATGCCTTTGCCTTTCTTTTGAGGTAGGCCCTGTAGTTTTGCTTTGGTCGGCTGCTACAGGGCTTATTTTTTTTTATTCTGCTGGATTGTAGAATATACCGTCTTCATTGATATACTCTACAACCTCATCTTCTGATATAGACAATGTTCCGGCTACAGATAATCCGTTGTTAAGGTCTATCGTAATCTGGTACTCTCCAACTTCTGAAGGTCTGCTATTATCTATTCCATCGACTGTTCCATAATATGCACCAGAAATCATTCTATCAATTTCTTTTTGCTCTTCTACTGTAAAGCTACTGTATTCTCTTCCTATAATTGTCTCTTTTTTCATATATCCACCTTTCTTTTTTACTTACAGTTTTTTATTTGCTTGGTCGGCTCTGTAAGTTCCTTGTTTATCTTACAATACTATTTTACTCTAATATTAGAGTGATGCCAAGTGTTTTTACTCTATTTTTAGAACTTTTTTTATTGCTTTTAAATGAGACATAATATATACTTGAAACTAAAGAGATAAGAGGTCTTAAATATGATTAGATATAAAATAGATATTATGAAAGAGTTGAATAGCAAAGGATATAATTATATGCGTATAAAAAGAGAAAAATTATTATCAGCACAAACTTTGGAGAATGTAAAACAAGGAAAGTCTATAACATTAGACACTCTTAATAAGATATGTTTGATGGCTAGATTACAACCCCAAGACATTATTGAAGTAATTGCAACAGATGAAGAAAAAGCAAAGTATTTCTAATTGTTTTCGTGTTGCATTTCGTGTTGCATAGTTAAGAAAATTAAAGACTATAAGCGGAAAAATAAGGTATTAAAACGATAAAACAAAAACCCTTGCAAGTGCCTATCTGCAAGGGTTTAATCTACAATATCCTATTTTACTTATCTTATAAAATCATGCGGGTGACAGGACTTGAACCTGCACGGTCGCCCACAAGAACCTAAATCTTGCGTGTCTGCCAATTCCACCACACCCGCTAATGAAATGCTAAATAATGATAATATATACTATCACATATGTCAAGTGAAAAATAAAATTGGCAGACTTTATTATAAGCCATATATGATAAAGTCCTACTATACCACAAATAAAATTGGCAGACTTTTTTGAAATTAAGCATAGTCCACTTTAATCTAACTATACCTCAAGCATTACCTTTACGCTCTCATCCTTATTCTCTTCTATGTATTCAAAAGCCTTTTGATAATCTTCAAATGGGAATCCCCTGCTGATCAAAGGTTTCATATTGATCTTGCCTGCTGCCATATAGTCTATAGCGTCTTGGAAATCCT